TGGTGCAGAATCAACAATTCCTGCTACTTGTGAATCAACATAGGTTTTAATTGATTTTGCACTTGCTAAAGTTGTGTCTGTACCTGCTACCGAACTTATATCAGTATCTAATACTCCTGATTTTAGATTATCAACCTCAATGTTAGATAAAGTGTTATTATCAGCATCAATGGTTTTATTTGTGAAAGTTATAGAGTTACTTGCGGTTACATCTCCTGTAGCAACCAAATCGATTGCCCCATCGCCATTGTCATCATAGGTAGCAGTAATGTTTGTATGACTACCATTGGTATCGAACATATCACCGACCACATCTTGTACATATTCAGTAATGGTTTTACTACCAATATATAATTCAGTAGATATTTTAACTTTATTACTTGCAATCTGTAAATCTGATGCAGTCCCATCACCATCGTATAAAGTACGAAGTGTTCCATCGATTCCCCCAGTTTCTCCAGTATGGATCAGTTGAACATACCCCTGATTTACAGGAGTATTTCCTAAATTCGTATTACTACTCAATTTCTAATTCCTTGTATAAATCTTTATCTTTCATGCGTTTATGACCTCTACCGATGTCATCAGAAAATATGGCAGGTTTGCCTATGAGTCTTTCAAGCTGTTTTGGATTATCACATTCAAAATGCTTGATTTCAGAACAATTCTTGTATTTTTCATCATTTATAGGTTGATGTACCTCAAAAGTCTTTCCACAATCGCATTTATAATCGTATAATGGCATCTATATCCCCTTCAAATTACTTTTTAATGTCAATATAGGGCTAACCGAAATTAGCCCCATATTTAACTGATTTTCGTTAGTCCAATTATGGATTTACGAAGTTCACAACACCTAATGATGTTGAGTTAGCAGCGTGTGATAATGCTGCACCGAATAATACATCGGCTACAACAGAAGTCGCTAAATGATCAATGTCATAAGCTGACTGCACTCTTGGTGCTAATTGCTGTGCAAAGTACACAGAATTTCTGTTAAAGATAGTAGCTGTTTCATCGCCAGTACCACCATCGTCATCCCAGTCAACTGAAGGATAGCAGCTCATTCCATAAGCTTGCATAACCATACCATTAACTAAAGGATTGACTTCGTCACCTCTTTTTTGTGCTTCTGTGAAGTCACCTAAAGAAAGTAATGACATATAAGCAGCAGGAGAACCATATAAGTATGTTTCACCATCTGTGTAGTCAAATCCTGCATCAAGAAGTTTTTGTAAACCGCTTCTGATTAATGCAGTAGTGAATGTGTTATCTGCGGAAAGAGTTACATCGTTTCCAGTAGCTGATTGAAGTACATCAACAGCTAAGTAGTTTTCCACTTTCTTAGCTAAAGCATAACCCATTGATTTTGCATAAGCATTGAATAGGTCAGCAGATTCTTGAACTCTTACGATGTCCTCGATTCTTTTAGCTTCGTAGTGATGTTGATCCATTGATAATTGAATTACCCCATCTGTGTTAGCAGAATAAGTTACTGCTGTGTCAGCTGATTTAGATGCAGCTGTTTCTTCAGCAACTTTAGGGATGTTTAGTATGTCACCGCCGCCTGAAACCATAGATGAGAAGTCAGATACTTGGTTACGAAGAATGAATTTTCTTTCTGCGTAGTCAAGAATAGCATCTCTCCACATCTCAGGAATAAACGATGCAGCGGTTGTAGTAGTTACATTTGCCATGTTAATTAATCTCCTTAAAGATAGTTTAGTTTTTAATTTCTATAGCCATCTACTATCTGTTTCCAAAGTTTAGGATTCTTTCTCGCTTCCTTTCTGTCATCTTCAGATAAATCAGACCATTTGCTGTTTTCAGCAAACTTTCCGCTTGAAGTAACCTCTTTGGCATCAGATACTTGCACTTTTTTGTTTCCCAATCTCTCAATGTGCTTTTCCAACTTAATTGTTGGCAGGTCTATATAGATTTCTTGATCTTCATCTGAGAGTTGTGACAGCAGATGTTCTCGTCTTTGCTTTTCTTGGATTTGGAATTGTTCAACTACAGGTTTAAGCTGTGAGTTTTCTTCCTTCATCTTTTCATACAAAGATTTAAACTCCTCTTTTTCTTCAAGTTGTTTTTGTTCTTGAAGTTTGAGGTTTTCTTTGAGTTCCTTCAACTCAGCTTCTGCTGATTGTGCCCTTGTTCGATACTTCTTGCTTTCTGCAATTAAGCCACCGACCTCGTTATTATTTTCTTCCTGTGTAGGTGTTTCTGCTACTGCTTGTGTTTCTTCTACTTTTACATTTTCTTCGGACATCCTGCCCTCCTATTTTATTATTATGTCTTTAGATACATATTTCTTTATTCTTTCCGAATAAAGTGCTTCTAAATCTTCTAAAATTAATTCTTTGTTTTCGTCAGACAAATCATAGATGTCATATCCTCGTTTACGATTGCCTAAAACTATTTCACCTCTATCAAAGGTAATAACTCCAGTATCTTTTTTACTGGATGCTCTCATACCTCTAAAAGTTCTACCAGTTAACTTCATATTGACATAAGATGTTTGCGTGTCTGTTGATTGATTTCTAAACGCTTTTAATTTTTTCCCAGTAGTAATCCCAGTCATACTATTTCTTTTATATCTTTTATAAGTGCTGCTTTTATAAGATTTATTTCTTTCCCCATTCTGAAACTTACCCTTACTCGCATCATGCTGTATTTCATCAATACCTAATTGTGCTAAAGTCTTCATGAAGTTATTTGTCACTTTTGGTATATCAGGCAACTTCATCGTACTCTTACCCAATCATGTCTGCAGTTGTATCCACCTCTATCTGTAAAGCTAACATACCCTAAAGCATCAATCTCTTTTCTTGTAAGAGGTTCTTCTTGTAATGCTCTTTTACATACATCTCTTGTTTTGTCATCATTAGTCCCTACATATTTAAACTTCACTTCAGGAAACTCCTCGTATGCCTTTGCTCTTGTTGCATTGCTAAATCTTGAAAAAGCATCATTAATTAAAAAAGAAGTTTCGCTTGAACTAATGTAAGTTCCTATGCCAAAAGTGTTATTGATATTATTCATTATCTGAATATTGCTCTCGCCAGTTATAATCCCTCTTAACATAGCAGTTTTGAGTTGATCTGAATACTGCCTTACTCCATTTGTCAAATATGTCATTTCAAAGTTCTTTAGTTCTCTTAAAGCGTCAATACTTACTGCTGATACTTTTCTTAGTTCAGGTTTTGACAATTCTGCAAATACTTTTGCTATCTCGTCATCGTAAGTTTTACCTACTTTATTCATTAGCTTGCCATAACCTAATTTCTCCATTTCATCAAAAAAATCTATTTGTTTAGCAATCTGAATAAGTTCAGTTTCGGATAGTGTCCCTAAACCCACTACAAGATTATCCAATTTGTCAATTAGCTGCTGTTGGATATTTTGTATTTCTTTATTATAGAAATCTAAATTAGCCAACTTGTTCACCTATTCTATCAATGATAGATTGTGTTTCGTCTGCTTCTTGTGGTCTTTCAGCGTCTATCTGTTCCACAATAGCTGTTATTTCTTCTTCCTGCAAGTCAGGATTTTTCTTTCTTAAATAACTTTGTCTTGTTTCTAAATCATTTTGGAATGCCCAAGTATAGTATTTGATTTCCTCATCTGTACTCATAGGCACTTCTCTTTCAGCAAAATCTATACTGAATTGATCTCCAAGATTGATACCACCTGATACTTCACAGATTCTTTTAGCAATTTCAAATTGTTGTTTCTCAAATGGTCTGTAGATTTGTTCTGTATCACTTCTTAGTGCATCCATTAAGTCAAGTTGTCCCATCTTTTTAGATAGTCCTGATTCTTGGCTCTTATCAGTCCAATTAATTCTTACATTGTTGGATTGTGCAATACTATCTACCATATACTTGGTGGATTCAATCATCGCTTGTACATTAGCATTTGGTGTTGCATAATTAAAGTTAGCACCTTCAGGCAATACTAATGCTTTGTCTTGTCCCATAGTGATTCGTTGTTCAGTATCTAATCCTGTAAAGACTGGTTGTCCTAATTGGAATCTGCCATGCAAAGCTAATTCTGTAAGCATGATATTGATACTTCTCATGCCATCTACTAAGTCTGATGCACCTTCTCTAAAGAAATCTCTTGTAAATGGATGTCTATGTGCTATGTTAAATGGCAGTATATCACCATAAGGATTCCTATCATCAGGAACTATAGAAGTGATTTTCCCCCTACTGCTTATCATAAAGTGTTTACCTTCCATATCATCGGTATCTTTACTCCAAAACATATATTGTGCATCTTCTGTTCTTGCTTGAAGCTGTGATTCTGCTTGATACATAATAGCAAAAGGTTCATCTTCGTTTGGTTTAAAGAATGGTGTAAAGAAATGGATAGGTCTGTACTTTAGTTTCTTGTTTACATCATCCCAATGTGTGTATAGTGCTTCTGTACCTAATAGATAAGTAAGCTGCTCAAATTGTTTCATAAACGAATCAAAGTCCCCAATGACTTCGTTGTACTTATCGTTAAATCTTACTGGAGATTGTTGATATACCAATGCTCTCCTTGATATAATGTTTCTTACAAGATTGATATACATTGGTGGGATTTGTGAAAGAGATTCACTATCAAAAAATCCTTTAATGTCATTTTCAAGATTGATCCCTTCGTAATAGTCTAACAACCTTTCTCTATCTTCCATTTCATTGTTATGTCCATCTTCAATGGTTTCCATAAGCAATTCATACAACATCTTTTCTGTTAAATTATAAATTATCATGATTTATACCTTTTATAAAATTTCATCTCATCAGACTGCATATTATCTATGTACTTGTCTGCGAACTCCTTGATGAGTTCTTTGTTTTGTTCTTCTTCTTTTATACTTAATCGGTATCCCCACATAATAGCAGCAAACAAGGTTATAATTATCCCCACACATAATCCAAATAAAAACATTACCATTCTATTGATACTCCTTTACCTTTGAATCCATATCGATAATCCATTACATAACAAATCGCATCTAAGAAGTGAGATAGAGTTTCTGTTTTTAATATCTGTCCATTCTCCATTGTGCAAAGTTCTAAATCTCTAATTAGATTCTTGCAGTTCGGATTCACAAACAATCGATGTTTTCCTGTTGCATCTTCTAACATTTTATTTAAAGCATTTAGTCTGTCTTTTTGCGTTGGATTAGCTTTCTTGCTAATTACACTAAATCCTGCTTCTTGTAAAATCATGTGGTCAGACTTCGTGCTGTTACTTGTTCTTGCCTTTCCTGCAGGATCGGGATAAACTGGCAAGTTAGGTGCTTTCTGCTGCATTAACTTAGCTAACTCAAATGTATTAGAGTTCTGTAAACCGATTTCGTCAAAGACATAGACTTCACCTGCAGTATTCTCGCAGCATAGTATAGCAGTCATGTAAGATGCTACACCGAAGTCCACTCCCCAAAATAGTCTTGGACTTTTATCCATCACTTTACAATGAATATCCCTATTAAAATTATATGCTGCTCTATTTGCAGCAGTAAGAAAACTGGCAAGATATTCTTGCTCAAAAGTTCTCTTATCTAAATTCTTTTTAGCATTTTCTATTTCTTCCGCAGAAATAAAGCCGCCTTCTATTGTAGTAAACTGCCAAGACTTATAATCGCTGTTATTTGATTGACCTTTTACAAACAAATCATAAAAATGGTTTTGCACACCTGTAGGAGTTCCTACAAACAATGCACTACCTTGTGTTTCTGCTAATGTAGGTTGTATAATTTCTCCCCAAACATTTTCTTTCATGTAAGAATACTCATCTAAAACTACCATCGTGGTCGAAACTCCCCTAAGTGAATCAGGTTTGTCTGCCCCTTTGAGTTCAATCTTAGCCCCATTGTCAAGAGTAATAGATAGTTCAGTTTCATTAATCCTAACTTGCTTACTTGCAAAAATGTCTTTGAGAATACTCCAAGATACCATTTTAGCTTGTCTATAGGTTGGAAAAACAATCCACCTGCGTTCATTAGCTTCAAAAGGTTTGTGTAACAGGTAGATAAGAGAGAAGTACGATTTCCCCCATCTTCTCCCACTACAAACAACTTTATATCTCGTAGGATCACTGAGAATCGCTTTTCTTTTGGCATCAATTATCCAATCCATCTATATCGAAAACCTTTATCGGCTCATCTGTAGCATCTCTTACTGCAATACTTTGACTGGCTTTACCTAAAATTCTATCCGCAAGAAAGTTGATTGCTGTCATATTGCCATCTAATGCTTCTTCGTAAACTTTACTCACAACTGCTTCTAACATAGTCTTTTTACTTGTATCAAAAGGTTGATTAGCTATTGATCTAATGTGTTCATTTAAGGCAAATTCTTTAGGTGGTCTTCCGCTTGGATTACCTGAAACACCCTTTTTAAATGTACCTTTTTTTGTCCTGTTATTTACCTGTTTATCAGGTTTCGTTGTTTTAGCTGCAGCCAAACTAATCTCCCCTACTTATGAAGGTTATTGTTCGTAAAAACGAAAACAGGGCATCAGCCCTCTACTATATAGGTAAAAAGACTACAAGAAACCCTTAGTAAAGTCTTAAAAATGCTTGTAAGTGTTGATATTGTTGAGAAAGATTTTTTTTTGAGGACTACAAAAAAGCCCCTAATTAAAGGGGCTAATTTGTTTAACTGATATTATAGGTATTACAATTAATTATCTATCACTATGTAAAACTATTTGTCTGATAGCATATGATTTTGCTTCTTTCAAAGTTCTAAATGATTTTTCTGAATTAGTATAAAAGTTTAATACTAAATAACATTTATATCCCATATTTTCAGGATTAACTTTATCATTATGAATTTCTATGAATCCTCTACCTAAGTTTCTGTAATAACCTTTTGGCTCATATGTTGTATGTCCTTCACAAGTTACTTTACTAAATCCTAACATTTTTTTCTCCTGCCTTTCGGCTGTTGTTTAATTAACACTATAAAGTAGTGGTTTCTAAGATCAATGTCAAGAGTTTTTGTAAAATAATTTTATATACAAAAAACCCCCATATTTCAGGGGGCATTTGGATTGATTAGATTGTGTTAGCAAGACACTCACCTTTCAATCATTACTGAATCAGACCCTTGCGTCCTTACAAAGCACCATCCTGGAGGTTATTGTAAGTTATCAACATTACATTGACCGACGATTGTTTCTTGGGTTATAAAGCCAAGCTTACACGAAGTCCCTTATGTTCATCAGTAACTTTTAAATTTTCAAATAATTCTTTTGGAAATCATTGTTGTTAGCGTTCTTACCTATCTCATTTTCATTTGTTTAACCTCAATCATACCTCGCCTGTTAATATATGCCCTCTTGTAAGTCATATAACCACGCTTACTAATATTACTTATTTTATATCCCTTAGTTTCTCTCCAAGATTATATAAAACTTTCATACTTTCTCGCCGCCCACTTCCGATTGATAACTGAATTTACAAAGTTCAGAAAACTCAAAGCCGTTAATGTAAGTTTATTGGTATCCCTGTATAAGATTTTCATCTTATGTTAGCATCAAACTAACTCATTAAATCCCAGCATGAACATGCTCAACCCTATCAACTCAAACTATCTTTGTATAGTTTTTTACGATTTCCAAATTTTTAAATAACTTTTGTTTAATTAACAATTCAATCTATTACACTCAAAAACAAATGTCAAGATTTTTTTTATTTTTTTTCCAATTGTTTAATTAACACTATAGTATATGGAGTTCTAAAGCCAATGTCAATACTTTTTTTAAAATTATTTTCTACGAAGTAAATGCTTAATTATGGTGGCTTGTTTAGATAGTTTTTTGATAGCTCGATTATAGTAAGTCTTACAAGCCGATTCTGATATTCTCATGTTGAATGCTATGTCTGCAAAAGGTTTCTTGT